CATTTGAATCCTTATAATATCCATCCAGTGTACTGCCCCAAACTATAACTTTCATAAATAGCCCATTATATTGCAGGAACTTATTTGGGATATGAATCTCCTTCTCTACAGTATTCACCTGCAAATTTAGAGTTGCATCTGACAACCATGTAGGACTTATCAAGTCAATATAATCTCTTGTTCCTGTTACGCCATTAATGTTTATATTCTTTACTAAATTCTGAGGATAAAAATTTGGACTTGCTAGAAAAACATAGCTCGCATCTTGTATAAAGTGTTTGTCCGGTATTCTTACTACAATGCCTCTGCCTCTATTTGCACCAGAAGAGTCATCCCACACAAATCCCTCATTATTTAAAGCCGTAATCACACCACCTGTAGTGCAAATCCACTTAGGGATTGCACCCGGTACGCCTGCTACATCATATCCTTGTAACATCTTAGATGCGTCAATTCCAAATAAATTCTTTAGTTGTTCATATGTCACATACACAAACGCTTCATGTATATGGCCTTGACCATCATTAAAAGGTTCGCGGTGATACCACCCATTTTTGAAAAGCACCCAGATTCGATTTGCCCAATCTTCTCTACCTTGCAAGTAGCTTACAGCCCCTCCATATCCTCTATCGGCTATTTGTCCTTGTACTGCCACTCCATTTTTGCTCGTAAAAGTGTTGCCTGCCACCACTTTGTCCGCAGTGGCGTTGCCTAACTTATCTGCATCTATACAGACATGAGGATGCCCGTCTGGGCGATTGTAAAACGCATCTCCGTGTGGGAAATCTACATAAAACACAGGGTTAGTCGCATCGCTCCAGTTATCTATGCCACAATTCACAGATTTGTTTATCCTGTAATTGTTCGCACTCGTATCTACTGATTTTATTGTGCCTTCAGCTACCTCATCATCGCTATCTGAAGTAATGGTCCTATATCCTTGCAGGACCTGTGCCTTAGAGGCTGTCACATCACTTGATGTTACTCCCCCGGAACCACCCTTCATTAATATTGCTTTTGCCACGAACTACCTCCCTTTCACTCCAAGCAGTACATCTACCTCCGGTCTTTTTCTGTAACAAGAAACTATCATATATCCATCATAGGTATCTATTCGGTCTATGCAGTCATACGACTTCCACAGCCTTTTAATAGTATTTGCATCAGTTGTTCCGTTATTAATTAAGTGACTCACTATCGGAGTATCAGTTGACTTCATCCCGGGCATTTCAATTCTCAGAGTATATGGTGCTGTTTGTGTGAATGCATTTGCCCTCATCCATACTTCTGTAGTCTTACTTAACATGTTGACCACGAATTTAAGGCCTGCCACTAAAGCACTTAATGTGCTCTTAATTGTTCGCTTTGAACCTATTTCAGTTATATCTGTTATAGAAACATTTTCAAGCCAGGCATCAGGCAACTTTGCTTCTGCTACCAATCCACTATCTTTATCTATAAGTCCTTCCATCTGAGCCACTGTTGCATATACTCCTTCAGGCACTGTATAGCTAAAGTGGATCTCTTTAGCTCTTGATACCTTCAGGTATATCTCAAGAAGTATTGATGCCGGAGAACTTTCTTTACTAGGAATAAAATCTGCATTTATTGCAGTAGCTATTGCGATCAGCTTTTCTGATCCATCAACCTCTGCATATATCCCATACTCAGTGATATCATATCCAACTGTAATTTCATCATTTGTTATTAAGGCTTGTATCTTTATTGTGACATCATCTACCAACTTTATATTTTTTACATGAAAACTGTTTTTCAGGTCTTTAAGTCCTGTTGCATTCTCCAAATTTTCACCGCCTGTATAAACTCCATTTCCTGACTTTATACTACTAATTTTTAGTTCTTGCTTATTTGCCAATGCAGTATTTATCACTCTTATACCTGTGTTCGTCACTACCGTACTTCTAAAACTTGCCATTTATCCTCCTCATTTGATTACAGTTTTCATTGATTGAACTATACTTGCTCCTACATACAAATCCACATCGATTTTGCAACTTTGCTCAACACTTATCAGAGAGGAGCTTATATTCTTAACTTTAGATATAATATTTTGAAACTGTTTAAGCGAAGAATCATTTAATTTAGCAGAAGTTAATATTTTAAAAGTTCCGGGTGCTCCCCCGAAATTAAACCATTCCACTATTTCTCCCTCTCCAAGTACAGCATCTATAAGCTCATTTACCGCCCCTGTAGTTCCTGCTCTCTGGTGCCAGATTAATGAATTTTTTATCAACTTTCTTTTAGTATCAATCGGCAGACTCTCCACATAGTATTGAGTTCGACATTCCAAAGCCATTAAATCAAGCAATTCCTCATCCATACAATCAATATCTGCATATAGTACTGTCTGCACAGATGTATCTATCATTTTTTTCATTGCTTTCTTATATGCATAGCTTATAGAAGCTATGTCAGGATCTGAGGATAATATATAAGGCAATACCGATGCAGGTTCCGCATCCTTATATTTAATCATTTTCAAGTCCTCCATATGTCACCGACTGAGCTTCCAAGCTTGCGACAGAATCCTCATCAACAATTGTAAAAACAGGCGAAGTTATATCTACCCTTTTTGCCCCTGCGTTTAAAATTTTCTGCCTTAAAACATCCGGGTTTATATCTCTGCCGATTTCACTTTTCTGCCAATTGATATAATCATTTATTGCGGAAAGCACTTTTAACTGTATGCTTTCCGCTCTACTCTGATCACTTGAATTAACATAGTAAGTAATATTGATAGCGTATGTTTTCTTAACTGGAGCAAGAACCTCTATGTTGTCCGTAAGTGGCCTAATACTTGGACTTGATAGATATTCTTTTAATCTATTTATTGACTCACTTTCCGGTATAACACCATTTCCAAGTAAATATCGCACCCTTACCACACTTGGGCTTGGACTTGAGATTCTTACACTGCTCACATCTGAATAAAATTGTCTTACAAAGTACTCATATGAATCTGCAGAACCTGCCGACGAATATGCGGCAGGAGCAATATATATCCTTTGTCTTAACGAATCATCTGACTCTATGTCTGCTCCACCTTCAGGCTTAGTAATATTCTTTACTTCATCAATGAAAGCTATAATATCTACTATTGTGTTAAGGTCACCAATATCATAGTTATTTGTCTCCTGTCCGACAGTTGTACAGGTCGCAGGCACATCCACGCTTAGTTTTCCTGCAGGTATCTCCGCATATTCATCAGTTGCAAAATACACGCTATCACCTGCTGTCACTCTTGTTCCCTTTGGTATACCGGTTGCAGATGCCCTCTTAGAATTCATCGAGAACCTTATTGTCGTTGTTGCACCTGTTGCAGTTTTTCTATGTATGTGTTTTAGAGCTCCAAGATTTTCAAGATACTTTCCACGGCTATATTTAAGCAGTCCCATCTTTCCTGCATCATCCATACACATATATCCCTGATATATGAAGTAAGCACCTGCAAGAAGCATTATTCTTCTATCATCAGCCTTACCAAGAACAATATCCTTACTTGTAAGCTCTTTGTACTTTTCTTTAAACCACACAAGCATATCATCTGCGAGCTGTTCCATTGTATAGTTCTTAATAAAAGATATTTCAGGATAGTCTTTTATACTCTTCAGATTACCATTCTCCACTGTCACCACTCCTCTCAAGGTATACTTTTATCTTTGTATCTCCATCCTGTGTATGCTTAAAATCTACACTGCTTACAGATACTCTCGACTCGAACATCTCAACCTTTTCCACAATATCTGTTGCAATATCATTTTCAAGATCTACAGGAATTTTAGAAACATTATCAATTGACAGTCCTAGGCTTCTAATCAGTGGCACGGTGCCTTCAGACAGTCTGAAGATATTATTCAAATTTCTAAGAATATCTTTGATTTCAGATTTGTCTACCTCATCCAAAAATTCGAACTGAAATTCATTCATATAATTTACCTACCTGTATTCCGTCATTGTAATATCAAATTGAGCACTTAGTAGTTCTCCTTTTTTCAACACAACTCCAAAGCTCTCCGACACCGCTGTAATCATTGCCTTAGAACATATGTTTCGCCTTCCAATAACAAGTGGAGCTATTACTCCCGCTGCCATATAGTTTATAAGCTTTCTTTCGAGCTTCTTAGGTGACATTCCTCTTGTAGCAATAACTTTTATCGTAAATGTTATTGCTTGAAGATTACTCCCCAGTAGCTCCACCAAAGGCTTGCCACCAATTATCTGATGTAGTGTAGTTCTGACTCCGAAATCTCTTTTAAAACCATTAAATGTGAGAATTCTTTTATCACTGGTTTCAAATTTAAGATAAGGTCCCCAGTTTCCAATCTTTGCCATTTGTCCTCCTACTTAGCAATGATTTCTGCTAAAGTTATGCTTCCTGTTGAGTCGGTAAAACTCATAGCACCATCGCTCACATTGATTGTCGCATTTGGATCATCACCTGCATAGAATTTTCCAAGAACTACTGCCATGGAATTGTCATTGCTCATGTGGACAACCACTACAGCATCATCCTTTTCGAATGTCTGTTTTATCCCTGCAAAAGCCAATACCGGAAGCTCTGTGGTTGTTTTTCCTGTGTCAGGATAGGTGACAGATACTCCACCGGTTCCTATGCTACTTACAAATCCTATTCTTATCATTATCCGCCTCCTATAATCGTTCAAATATTTTATAGGCACTGACCTGCATCTTATGACCTGAGCCTCCTGACAGCTCATGGCTGACCTTAGTTACATAGTACTTACCGTCAATCCTTCCCATGCCTTTTACCTCTATGTTGCATGAAGCCACAATATTGGTATCTCCTAATGCTGTAAATTCTAAAGTTATAGCTTTTTCATTTTCAGAGTTAACCTTTGCCTTTGCAATTCTTTCAGCCTCTTCCTTACTATCTGCCTTTTCATTTAAGACAAGCATTCGTGGCTCTTCTCCTACCGTCACGGATATGACCTTAGTCTTTTTCTTCTCATCCGTTTCATTTTTATCTACCTGTGTATAGGATATCTTTGCCCCTGTGTAAGTGCCTACAAGCGTAGAGTTCCACGACCACTCCTCAAAATCCGATTCTGAAAAAGTAGCCGTAATTCCTCTTGCCTCATACCCTGCTTTATCAAAAATGACCAGAGCTTTTTTGTATATCTTGATACAAAGCCCTTGGTCATTACATAAATTAGATATAAACTCACTATCAGTCTGTTCTTCCTGATCTACCTTATCGATGATCGGTTCTCCTGCCCAGAAGTAGAGGTCTGTCATACCATACTTGCCTTTTATCTCCTCAGCAATCTGCTTTACAGTGACCTTCTCCCAAGTCTTGCTTACCTTACCTGTTTGAAAGCCTTGACTTGCCGGAAGGGAAATTCCTTTAATACTGCATTTATGTCCACTGCTTCCGCCAGAATATGTAATATCATCTATTGTAAAGTTTCCACAGTGATACTTCTGATATGTATTGGTGCCTGTCATGTTGTGGAAGAATATGCTTACATCAAGGTCATGCTCTTTTTCCGGGACAAAACCTTTTCCCATTGCCCAAGCAGCATTTCTGTCAGCCAAGTCTATCGTGATTTCATCTGCACTTCCTGAATCATTGTCAGTATACGATATACTTTCACATCGACTTGACAGTCCTACCTCCGCTCCGTCATACAGTATTTGATATGTAACACTTCTAGCCTTTTGCATTAAGCATAGCCCTCCATGTTGGATAGTCACTTGGCACAGATTGCCTGATTATATTTTCTTCATCAGGTAGTATGAGTTTTATTCCTGCAGGGAATATGAAAGTATCCAGCTTTTCCCTATTTAAATCCATGATTTTATCGCACATATATTCATTTCCATACACCTCATATGCAATCTGGTCCCATGTTTGACCTTGAATAGTTGTGTATACCCTCATATATTTTCACCTTCCTAAAAGTTAACTCTTCTTTTTCTCTTAAGCCACTGTTCCATCTTTTTATCAAATTCAGACTGTGATTCTTTCTCTGCTTGAACAATATCATCCTTTGTTGGTGCTGCCCCTTCAAAGTGATATACAGGAGCATAGTTTATCGACACCGCTCCGTTGTCACTACCTGCACCTTCGACCGCATATCCTGAAGTGGCTATTCGATCACTTAGTGTTGATAGTGGCACCCGGTTTGTTCCCATCTGGAAGTCTTCAATATGCTCTGCAAGTAGTTTTACAGATGCACCTATTGCACTGTCAATAAATCCACCCATTTTACTCCACAGATCTGACAACGGAAGTATTGCTTCAGCTCCCGCCTCTCCACCTACCATAGCACTATTCCCATTTATTCCAAACATTGTGGGACTGGTCATTATTCCACCATCTTTGTACCATTCTACTCCCATAGTAGGCACCTTTGGTGGTGCAAGGCTGAAATCTCCCTTTATTGAAAAATGCGGCATTTTTAGCTTGGGTAGTTCCCATTTAAAGTTAAAAAATCCTTTTATTGCATTTACTGCACCGGATACAATGTTTTTTGCCGCTTCCAGCTTTTCACTAAATGCATTTTTTATTCCATCAAGTATTCCAACCACTGTGTTCTTTGCACCCTCTAAGTGAATAGTAAAAAATGATTTTATTTCTGACAACTTGCCATTTGTAGCCACATTGATTGCACTAAGAGCACCAACAACAACTCCTTGCACTGCATTAAGTGGTGCAAGGGCAAGAGAACTCAATACACCAAATGCACCTGAAAAAATACCTTTCAATCCTTCAAGAGCTTGCGACCAGTTGCCTGTAAAAACTCCTTGCACAAAGTCTATGACTCCTTGAAAGGCCTGTTTTACTCCACCGATAACTCCATCTATTGTTGCCTTCCATCCATTAAAGACTCCTTCAATAAATGCAAAAGCAACAGGGAATTTATTCTTAAAACCTTCTATAGCATTCCCAACAGATTCTTTAATGGCATTAAACTTCTCACCAAGCCATGATCCAAGCTGTCCTGCCTTTTCCTTTACCGTATCCCAGTTCTTCCAAAGTAAAACTCCGATAGCAATAATCGCACCTATTGCCAAAATCACCAAGCCTATAGGACTAGTTAAAAAAGCAAATGCCACACCAAGTGCACTTGTCACTGTCGCACCAATGCCTGCCACAGTATTCCAAGCTGCTGTTGCAGTTATACTTGCCCACTGTGCAACAGTGTGTGCTTTTTCTGAAACAATGAGGGCATATTTCTTAGCAATTGATATTCCTGTCAGAATATGATCTTGAGCATATAATCCATTGATATATATTGTTGCTGCAATGTCTTTTGCTTTTGCAATATTTAATATCGTAAGAGCCTTTACAGCAGAATAAATACCTGTTACAAGCTGATAAAATTTAACAGCTCCGACTGCTACACCTATTGCAGTGATTGTAGGAAGGAATCCGTCCCATTGCACGAATGCGTCAGCTACATCTGTCACACCCCCGACTACTTTAAGAAGTGCGTCAGTAATATTAGGAATAGCCGTTTCTGCTATATATGTTATTGTAGGCTTTGCATTATCAAAAGCTTCAAGAAATTTCCATTTTAAAT